GGGGAGGGGGTTCCCTGGTGTCCCGTTTGGATGATTTAACGAAGCTGCGTGAGGGGTTGCTTGTTTGGATTGATGAGGCCCCCGCAGATCGTAAAGCAGCGCTTGTGGCCCAGTTCCGGGCGACCCTCGCGGAGATTGATGAGTTGAGTCCGAAGGAGCCTGTTGGCGATGGTATCGACGAGATCACGCGCCGTCGCAATGCTCGACGGTCCGGCACCGCCAAGGGTTCGGGTAGCGCCAAGCGCACGAGCTAATTCTTGGGAGGATGTCGCTGACCTATCCGCGAGTTTGGGTATGCCGCTTGATGAGTGGCAGGAGCAGGCGCTTGAGGCTGCGATGGGTGAGCGGTCGGATGGCCGGTGGGCGTCGAAGTTTGTTGGTGTTTCAGCTCCGAGGCAGAACGGTAAGTCGCAGCTGATTGTGGCCCGTGCGCTGGCTGGGGTGCTGTTGTTCGAAGAGAAGATGATTATCATCTCGGCGCATGAGACTGATACGGCACGCGAGATTTGGAAGCGGCTGATTGATGTGATTGAGGATAATCCGAATCTTGAGGGCCGGGTTACTGGTCGTATGGATGCGATCAATCGCGAGTTTCTGGCTTTTGGTAAGGGTGCGGATAAGCAGACGATCAAGTTGAAGGCGCGGCGTCAGTCTGGTTCTCGTGGTTTCTCTGCTGATTGTTTGCTGTTGGATGAGGCTCAAATGTTGGGTAAGCCGGCGTGGGGGTCGATTGTTCCTACGATGTCGGCTCGTCCTAATCCTCAGCTCTGGTTGTTTGGTACGCCGCCTACTGAGTCTGATGATCCGTTCGCGTTCTCGCGTGTCCGTGAGTCGTCGATGGCGAAGAAGGCGCGTCACTGTTGGTTGGAGTGGGCTGCGGATCCTACTGATGATTTCGATGATCCTGAGACGTGGGCTAAGGCGAATCCTTCTTATGGTGTGCGGATCTCTTATGAGGCATGTGCTGATGATCGTTCGGCTATGGATGATGACCAGTTCGCTATGGAGCGGTTGGGCATGTGGAGCGATAGCCGGCGCGTGTCTTTGTTTGAGGGTACGACGTGGGCTGATGGTAAGCGTGATGAGCGTCCTGATGGTTTGACGGTTGATGCGTTGGCTCTTGCTGTGTCTATTGATTTGGCGCATTCGTCTGTGGTCGCCGCGTCTGTTGATGACGGCGATGTGTGGGTGAAGCCGTTGCATCATGGGCCGGGGACTAAGGGTGTTGTGGATCGGTGCGTTGAGTTGCAGTCCCGGTTTGATGTGGATGTGGTGGTGGATGGGCGTGGTCCTGGTGCGGTGTTGATCCCGCATTTGGAGAAGGCTGGCGTCCGGTTGCATATCGCTTCGACGGGTGACGTGTTGGATGCGTTCGCGAATCTTGAGACGAAGGTTAAGGACGGGCAGTTCTTCCATGTTGATGCCCCGGAGTTGGATGCTGCGGCTGCTGGTGCTGTGCGGCGTGATGTTGGGGATCGTTCGGCGTTGGGTCGTAAGAAGTCGTCTGCTGATATTTCGCCGTTGGAGGCTGCTTCGTTGGCGGCGTGGCGGGCTGGGCTTGGTGTTGTTGCTGTTGGGGTTCCGCAGGTTCATGCGTGGCCTTCTGATGATGAGTTGAGTGAGTGGGAGGGGTCAGGGCTTTGAGTGTTTTTTCTTCGGTTCTTGAGGTGCTTGGCCTCGTCCTTGTTGTTGTTGCTGCGGCGTTGGTTGATTTCCGGCTGGGTGTGGCGGTTGCTGGGGTTGTTTGTGTTGGTGTGGGTTTCGCGTTGGGGTCTGATCGTGGGGGTACTGGCGTATGAGTATCTTCCGGAGGGCTTTTGAGTCGCGGGCGGTAACGCAGTCGGCGTTTGGGCCTACTAGTGTTCCGTCGAATGGTGAGGTTGGGGCTTCGTTCACGGGTGTTGCGGTGAATGATCGTACGGCGATGCAGTTGACGGCGTTTTATGCGTGTGTGCGGTTGTTGGCGGATTCGATTGCGTCGTTGCCGTGGGATGCGTATCGGCGGCGTGGTGCGGGCCGTGAGGAGGTTGCTGAGCCGTCGTTGTTGCGTGACCCTTATAGCGAGATGACGCCGTTTGAGTGGAAGCATCTGATGATTACGTCGTTGGCGATGCGTGGGAACTTTTACGGTCAGGTTGTGTCGCGGGACAGGTTGGAGTATCCGACTTCGATTCGTCCGTTGCATCCGGATGAGGTTCGTATTGATCGGGATCCTGAGACGTTCGCTAAGCGTGTTTGGGTGAATGGCCGGGTTTTCCCTGAGCGTGATGTGTTTCATTTGAAGGCGTTTACGTTGCCTGGTTCGGATGAGGGTTTGTCTCCGGTTGCTATGGCTCGTCAGACTCTTGGCCTTGGTTTGGCGGCTGAGCAGTTTGGTTCGAAGTGGTTCCGTGATGGTGCGGCTCCTTCGTCCGTGTTGGAGACTGACGCGAACTTGGATGCGGATCAGGTGAAACTAACGCAGCAGGCGTGGGTTGGTTCGCATGGTGGGCGTAGGTTGCCGGCTGTGTTGTCTGGTGGTTTCAAGTGGAAACCGATCACGATCACCCCGGAAGAATCCCAGTTTTTGGAGACTCGGAAGTTCCAGGTCACGGAGATCGCGCGGTTGTTTGGTGTCCCGCCGCACATGATTGGTGATCTTGAGCGGTCTACGTCGTGGGGTACGGGGATTGAGCAGCAGTCGATTGGGTTCGTGACGTATACGTTGCGGCCTTGGTTGACGCGGATTGAGTCTGCGTTATCGAAGCAGCTTCCTGGTGGGCAGTTCGTGAAGTTCAATGTGGACGGCCTGCTGCGCGGGGATTCGAAGTCGAGGCATGAGTCGTATCGTCTCGGCTTGGATGGCGGTTATTACTCGCCGAATGAGGTTAGGGCGTGGGAGGATCTCGCGCCGATTGAGAATGGCGATTCGTATCGTCAACCGTTGAACTTTGGGCCCTTGGGCGCTGAGGAGGGAAATAATGGAGAAGCTACAAGCTAATAAGCTCCTCGGCGTTCCGGAGTGGCGTGGCATTGATGACTACGAGGTCCGTTCGCAGGGTGATGAGTTCATTGTGCGCGGGTATGCGTCTTTGTTTGATTCGCCTTACCCGGTTGGTGGGGGCCCTGATGCGGGCGGTTGGCTGGAGACGGTTGACCGGCGCGCATTCGATGTGACGTTGGGCGCTAAACCTGACGTGCATTTCCTCATCAACCATGAGGGTGTGACGTTGGCGCGCACGAAATCGGGGACGTTGAATCTGGCTACGGACAGTAAGGGCCTGATTGCTGAGGCGCGCATTGACCGCCGTGATCCTGCCGGGGCTTCCCTTGAGGTGAAGATGCAGCGCGGCGATCTCGATGAGATGTCTTTCGCGTTTCGCACTGTCCGCCAGTCGTGGAATGACGACTACACTGACCGCCGCCTTGTCGAGGTGAACATCGACAAGGGTGATGTGTCTGTGGTGAATAACGGGGCGAATGAGCAGACGAATATCCGCATCACTGACACGCGTTCCCTGTTGGCTGCTGTGGCTGGGGCCGAGTTGGCTGAGGTCCGGAAGATGGATGACCCGGCTGCTGCGTTGCGTGAGGCTAGGGCCCGCATTGACCAGCTAATCAGGGATGTCACACCGGGCAAGCACCCGCTGTCTGTGGCTGAGGCGCTGCGTGTCATTGAGGGTCGCGCCTAAATAAAAGTTTCCGGATCACGCCGGCACACCCGTCTTTCGCGTCGTAACACCTCCCCGATGGGGACGCCGTTACGCCCGTTTGTCGCGTCTTGTCACCTGGTTCGGGCCGTAAAGAAAACACAAAACTAATCAAAAGGAAGTGAGGTGTTTCGTCGTGGACGAAATGCTGAAGCGCCTTATGGCCCGACTGAGCGAAGCGAGCAAGCAGCGCGATGGTCTGGTTGAGGCACGTAAGGCGATTGTTGAGATCGCGAAGACTGAGCAGCGTGACGGGGATACCCTGACCGCTGAAGAGGATACCGAGTTCCGCTCCTACACGGAGAAGATCAAGGCCGCTGACGAAGAGATCCGCAGCCTTGACGAGCGGATCACTGAACTGTCGGATGAGGAGAAGCGCACCCAGGCTGCTAACGCTGCCACTCGTCGTGCCGCTTCCGTGAATGCGCAGCTTCGCGTGACCGAGGCCCGCACCTATGAGCGTGGCAACCGCAACTCGTACCTGCGCGACCTTGCTACCGCTCAGATCATGGGCGACCAGGAGGCGCGTGAGCGTCTGAACCGTCACGCTGAAGAGGTTCGGGTTGAGCCTGAGTACAAGGAATACCGTGACCTGAACCGTGCTGATGGTTCGGGTGGGTCGTTTGTTCCTCCGGCTTGGCTGATGGGCCAGTACGCAGACCTTGCGCGGGCGGGCCGGCCTACGGCTAACCTGTTCAACTCGCAGCCGCTGCCCCCCGGCACGGACTCAATCAACATCCCTCGGGTTCAGACCGGTACTGCTGTTGGTGTTCAGCCTGCCGACAATGATCCGGTCATGGAAGTTGACCTGACTGATTCTTCGCTGAGCATCCCCGTGCGCACGATCGCGGGTCAGCAGGATGTTGCACTCCAGCTTCTCGATCAGTCCCCCGTGAACTTTGATGAGATCGTGTTCCGCGACCTCCTCGCGGATTACGCGCTGAAGACTAACCTCCAGATCCTTACGGGTACTGGTGCGGCTGGTCAGGTTACGGGTCTTGGTTCGCAGGCTGGTGTTACTGCTGTTCCTGTGACGGGTACTACGGTTGCTGCACTGTACGGTGCTATCGCGGACGCTACCCAGCGTATCTATGCGACTCGTTTCGCGGCACCGAACGTGATTGTTATGCACCCGCGTCGTTGGGCTGCTCTTGTTGCTGCTACGGATACTGCTGGCCGTCCGCTGGTTGTTCCGAACGCTCAGGGCCCGA